TAATAATTGAATTGGCATTATTCTAATGTGAATAAAATAATGAGAGCTTGTTTAATGTTCTTGGGAATTGCTCAGATGTCAGTTCAAAGTAATTTGCAGTTTCTACTCTCACAAAGAAACTTGAATGCAAATTCACTAAGTGAAGTAACAGATGGTGCTTTAGCACAACCTACTACTCGAAGAATCCTTAACGGGGAAAGTGAAAATATTCGTGATACTACTTTGGAGAAGTACGCGAGCTATTTTTCTGTACCTTTGAGTGATTTGAAATATGGTGATTTGAAAAATGGAATCTCTGTGACACCAAGAACCACAGCTTCTCTAACAGATTTTCAACTATGGGATGATTCAACTCCATTAGATGAAGATGATGTGGAGCTTCCTTACTTTAAAGAGGTATTATTTTCAGCAGGAAGTGGTGCTACACAAGTTATTGAAGAAACGGGGAGAAAATTGCGATTTAGCAAACGCACTTTAAAAAACGCAGGAGTTGATGCTGCGTATGCCGCATGTGGCACTAATCATGGTAAAAGTATGGAAACAACTATCATGGATGGTGCTGCATTAGGCATTGATAAAAGCAAGCAAGCGATCAGAGACAATAAAGTTTTTGCCTTTGATCATGGTGGTATGTTCCGCGTTAAAAGGCTTTATAGATTGCCTTACGGTTCTGTAAGAATAGTAAGTGATAATCCAGATAAAACGGAATATCCTGATGAGATCCTAACTGCTGAGCAATGGCAAAACGATGTTAAATTGCTTGGCTGGGTGTTTTGGTGGTCAACTGTAGATAAATGGTAATCACAAGTTCTTAAAAGAAAGCTGCTTAATAGGCAGCTTTTTTATTCACATAAGAATTAAATAAATTATAGATTACAAAAAAAGAATAAAATAATTCATATTTGAATAATTATGTATTGACTAAAATAATTCAATATTGAATAATAACCTCACAGACAACAAAAACCGCCTAAGAGGTTCGAAGTTCTAGGCGGTTTGCATCAAATGCGGAGATAAGTATGAACATAAAAAACAGTTTGGTCAAATCAGCATTAGTGGCAAGCATCGTATCTGTTGCTACTGCTTATGCATCACTGCCTAAGCAACCTACTGAGCCAGTCTATGTAATGGCTCCTTTCAAGCTTGATTCAATCGACATTAAAAATAATACGGCTGCTGTTGAGACCTTGGATGAGAAGTACTCATTAGAAGTGCAATACGTTGCAGACGTTTACCCAGATGGCAACGGTGTTGGTCACAACTGGACTGATGTCGAAGTTAAAGAAATCAAAGACATTCGCGTCTATTCAGAAGATGGTGAAATCCAAGCATACGTTGATCGTCTTGATGTTCAAGAGATCGTCCAAGTCATCGAACAAGAACTAAGAGAGCGCGTTTAAGCGCTCCGTGGAGAATGCTATGACTGACCCTTGGAAAGAATTTGCTCTTGTAATGGTGTTTGTATTTATCGGTTTATTTGCAGCTCTGATCGTACTTTACAAAGTGATCTGCCCTGCTGTGTGGAGTGTGTGAGATGAATAACTACAAAATCAAAGTGAATGATGAGGCTGAGAGTAAAGAGGCTCAGGAGTTGTTTGAGCAGTTGGGTTTTAAGTGGGCTGGTGTTTATCCTGAAAATGGAGGTTGGTACTCACACTTATATGCTGAAAAATCTACTTGTTGTCATTTACCAATCTATGTTTGGAATGGCTTGGGAGATAAATTCCAAGAACTCACCCTCCCTCAGCTTCGAGACCTTGTTGCTCAAAGCAAGTTTAAACAACAAGGTTTGATTAGTGGGGCTGATGCGTTACGAGCTTTGGCGGATGGGAAAGATGTTGAATATTGGTGTGAGAATGACCCAAGTATTCAAAAGAGGTGGACACCAATTAAGGCGCTTAATGAGTATAGATTAAGTTATTTTTTAGAGAATAAGCCGCGCTTTGAATTCCGCCTAAAACCACGCACCATAACCCTGAGCCTAGAGATTCCTGCACCATTTGAGCCGAAGTTGGGTGAAACCTACTACTTCATCACGACAAGTAATTCACAGGGTTTCGACTTCACTGAATTTGATGATTCTGATGGCGACAAACTTTATATGCAGCTTGGCGCATATAGAAGTGCATCAGATGTAAGTAAGGCATTCGAAGCTTTGCGCGGAGGGATTAAAGCATGAACGCTCATCCTGAACTTATCGAAATCACGCGCTTAAATCATCGAATCAATGATGCTGTAAGTGATTTGCTTGGTCTTTCAAATGAATCTGACACGATCGTAACTCAGAGCGGAAACATGATTAATTTTAATTATGTAGGGCGTGGCACAGAAAGCATTGGATTGAGTATAAGCGACCAATATTCAACAAAAACTAGAACGGCTTATCTAACTGAAACACTTAGCCGACTTAATCAAATCAAAGCTGAATTAGCAGCCTAATGAGAACAAATCTGCGCAATTAATCCAAAAAGTTAGGAAATTGTGCAGATATTTGCTCGGAGAATAGAGATGACAACATTATACGATTACGGAACAAATTTAGCGGAAACAGTTGAACGTGTGCAAGACCTTCTTTCTGAAGGTGTTGATCCGAACGATGAAAGCGTTCAAGAGTTACTTGAAAAGATGGTTGCTCAGGAAGAAGACTGGGAAAACAAAGCAATCAATGTTGGTAAATTTTTAAATCAACTTAGCCTTGATGAAAAACAAGTTGAAGCTGAAATTGAGCGCTTAACCAAGAAGAAAAAGAGTCTATCAAATGCCTTCATAAGTTTGCACGACTTGCTGCTTTGGCAAATGAAAGAGTTTGGCAAGGATGAAATTAAGAACCCTCTTTTAACAATTAAGGTTCGTGAAAATCCATTATCTGTTGTTATTAAAAATGAAGAAGCAGTACCTGCTCAGTTCAAATCTGAAAAGACAACTATCACCGTGAATAAGAATGCAATCAAGCTTGCCTACAAAGATGGTGCGGCAATCGAAGGTGTTGAGTTTATTCGTACCAAAAAACTAACTATTAAATAGGTGAATGCTATGAATGCTCAAGTTGTTTCTATTCAGTCTACATCAGAAAACATGGGTTTGTGGAATCAAGTATTTGTAACCGACCCACTTGCTGTAAAACCAATCACAGGTAAGTCTTATAAAGGCAACTCCCCTAAGCCATATTGGTTAATAGAGCAAGCTACAAAAGTGTTTGGTCCCGCTGGACTAGGTTGGGGCCACAACATTATTAGTCAAGGTTTTCAGCCGTGTGGTCCAGACGACATGCTTCATTGGGCTATCGTTGAATTTTGGTACATGCGGAATGATCAGCGCTGTTCTGTTCAGCAAATGGGCGGTACGAAAGCAATGTACAAAACCAACAATGGAAAGCTTCTAGTTGATGAAGATGCACCAAAAAAATCGGTTACAGATGCTTTAGTAAAAGCAATGTCTTCAGTTGGATTTGCGGGAGATATTTTTTCTGGTCGTTGGGATGATAGCAAGTATCAACAGGATGCTTATGATCATCATCATCCACAGCAACAGCAACAGCAACAGCAACAAGAATATGAAGCGGATTTGCGATCTATAGAGACTGTTGAAAACTTAGATTATCTAACCTTTATATCGAATAAATATAAAGGAACTCCTGTTCACATGACTATTCGCCAAGCGTGTAAAGCTAAATCTGACAAAGAAGGATGGTTAGCATGATCGAACTCAAACTTGGATTGATGTTTTTGATTTTATTTGGATTGGGAGTGGTAGCGACATGGTGAATCAAAACATCCTCGCATGCTTTGAAATTTGGCTGATTAAAGGCGGATTCAAAGGTAAACGAACGCAAACATCAGTCCAGTATTTCAATGCAAAGCAACGCTTAGAAATGGACTATACAGGTCGAATGAACAAGCCAATGAAGCAACGATACGAAGCATTTTTAAAGCAGTATCTAAACAATGGCAAAGAATTTTTAGAAAGTTTGAAGGTGGCGTAAATGACTAAAGATATTGAGAACGAAATACAATCTTGGATTTCTGTGCGCTCATTTGCAGTTGAAGATGCAAACCCGGATAAGCCAATTATTGATGCTAATGAAGTTTCTGAATTTATTAGCGCTGTTTTTAAAAAACTCGAAGGCTGCGTGGTGGTGCCTGTTGAGTCATGCAAATGGACTCAAGACGAAGATTCTAATTGGTGGACTCAATGTGGTGAAGGTTTTGTTTTTAATGAAGATTCACACCCGCATAAACACAACTTTAAAAACTGTTGTTTTTGCGGTGGATTGCTAGAAGCAGCAAGGGGCGGAAATGAGTAAATCAGATTTATGGTGTGTAGCTATCCGGCCTGAATGTGATAGCCCTTTTGAGCAATGCCCTGCTGCATCTAAAGAATTTTCAGAAAAAACAGTTGATCGCTACAAAAGCATGTTTGAAAAAGAGCGTAATGAATTTGCATTAGAGATTTTCGATGATTGCTTTGAAGTGCAAATTTGGCAAGGTACTGCGGAAGATCACGCTAAAGAAATGTTCTATACAGAATCATGGTTTCAAGAAGCAATGTACTGGTGTGACAGCTTGGAAATGGCTGAACGAGTTTTTAAATTTGGTGAGATAGTTGATTGTCATAAAAAAGGCTCTCCAACTCTAAAGACATCAGATTTTGAAGAAGCAAAACGGTTCTTTGAAGAACCAAAAGCGGATGCGGAGGGGTGAATATGTCACAGGCTGTAAATATTGATGTAGACATCCTAAAAAGCATGGCAAGCAAACTGGATGAACTGACAAGACAAAACACTATCATTGATAGAAGAATAAGAGCTAAAGAATTTATGCTCCTACTCTCTATCGAGAAAGACAAATTTTATGGAATGGTTGAAGCAGGAGAAATTGAACAACCTGTCCGTTTAAGCAAACATGATGTTTTTTGGTACGCTTCTTACGTTAAGAAAAAAGTCGAAGAACACAAAACAGAATCTGTTATAGTAGCCCACATCTAGTGGGCTTTATTTTATCTAAATTAACGGGTACTCAAAATTTAACGGGTAACGAAACGGGTAAAAACACAACCACAATCAAATATCTCCTTTTTATTCAGTAGTTTACCATGAAAATATTCGTATTCAACAATTCTGTTGATATGATTCTGTTTTACTCTGTTACAATCTGAGTAAAATTACTCAAACCCTTTGTTTGCAATATTTAGAATCTGTTTTAGTCTTTTCCTATCTGTTTTAATCTGCAACAAAAACGGGTATCTTCACGGGTAATTTAAAATTCCATCAAGTTACCCGTATGCTTTCCGATACTAAAATTAAAACGCTTAAACCAAAAGAGAAGATGTATAGAGTTTTAGACTCTGAACGACTCTATATCGAAGTTCGCCCTACAGGGAAAAAAGTTTGGCGTTTAAAATATACTTTGGATGGCAAAGAAGGCTCTATTAGTATTGGCGACTACCCTTCCATTTCTTTAGCTGAAGCAAGAAAGAAAAAAGATGAAATAAAATCACAACTCGCAAAAGGTATAAATCCAGTTCAACAAAAGAAAATAGATAAATTAGAAAAACAGAAAGATGGGGTAAATAATTTTAAATCCCTTGCAGATGAATATGCTTTAGAAAAGATGCAGTACAAATCTGAGGACTATGTAAAAAGATTTAAAGGATGTATGGAAAAAGACATTTACCCTGTTATTGGGAAAAAGCTAGTTAAAGATATAACTGCTGCTGATATTCTTAAAATAATGCAAGATACAATTAAGCGTGTAAGAAAAGAAGCTAAATATGGTACTGGTGAAGCAGCAGCCAACCTAAATAGAAGATTTATTGGTCTCGTTTTGCGATACGCTATTGTAACGTCTAGGGCTGAATATGATCCATCTGTTGCTTTGAAAGGTGCGATTGAACAACCTGAGGTTGAAAATGCAAGACCACTCGAGAAACATGAAAGACAACAACTAAGATCTCGTTTAGATAGTTATGGCGGAACTACAACAGTAAAGAATGCAGGCTTAGCTATGCTGTATTCAATGCTTCGCACAGTTGAAATAAGAAGAATGAAATGGCAATTTGTGGATTTCGAACATCGTGTCGTTACATTTCCTAAGTCGTCAAGAAAAAAAGTGCAAGAACGTTCGATGAAGAAGAATAGAGTGCATATTGTTCCAATGTCTAATCAGCTCTATGATCTTCTCCAACTCCAATATAAAGTTACTGGTGAACATGAATATGTTTTCACTTCACCTTATAAGTGGGGTTGTATGCTTTCAGCTTCTGCTATGAATAAAATGCTGATGTATGTTGGATTAGATGAGGTTACAGCACACGACTTTAGGGCAACTGCATCTACTCTACTGAATGAAAAAGGCTATGAAACAGATTGGATCGAGAAACAACTTGCTCATGCTGAAGATAACAAAACTAGAGCATCATACAATCATGCTCGCTGGTTAGATGATCGTAGAAACATGCTGCAAGACTGGGCTGATATTGTCGATAGTTGGGGGAAATAATGCACTTCTACTACATCAAAAAAGGCGATCTCTATTTGCATATAGAAACAGTGCAGCATGAAGACTATCAAGACTATTCTGATATTTATGCTATGCAGCAAATGTATTTTGTATTTAAGAAAGATAAGGATGGTGCAAAGTGCTTTGGCGAGAAGAGAGAAGCTGACACTTACATGGCTAAAAATTCACGTAAGTTAAAAGGTGCAGAAATTAAGTTGGAGTGAAGCTTGCTAATGACCGTAGCACTGCAAGCAAACACTGATATTGACGTTAGTTTTAATTGAGTGAGCTGTGCAGCTTGATAGAAGCAAGCACAGCACTGTGATGATGATTGCAAGATTGGAGCGTTTGCAATACTTCTTAATTATCTTCTGCTGCATAGATTAGATTCTCCGCAACTCGATTCGTCCAACCTTTGCCATAAGTTGACCATGTGCTTAATGATGTATAAAACTTCAGGCGCTCTGCGGTCAGTTTCAATAAAACATCGTTCACATCCATAGCTTTTACAGCTGCAATTGTTTTAGGGCCAATAATTCCATCAGCAGGAACGTTCGCTACTTGCTGAAGTTCTTTAATTGCTCGTGACTTGCCCGCATTAACTGCAAAATCCCAAAGCTGAAAAACAATAGATGAATGCAGACTGTCTGCACCCAACTTATCCCACCAATCCTTTTTATAAATTGATTTGGCTTGTTCAAGAGTGAGGTTTTTAATATCTAGGTTTGGATATGTGTTCGCAGCAATACCAAATTTTGTGCCTTTCAAAATGCCAATACCAACTTTTCCACCAGTCCAATTGCCCGGATCGCGTTTATCAATTGAATAACCTGCTTCGTGTCCAATTAAGCGTTCAAATGCTTGATCAAAATTCATGATTCACCTCCCTTTCCTGTAATAATTGCAATGAAAGCTGACTTAATCTCTGCAATTACTTCAGCTATTGATTTGCCTTTCAATAAAGCAATCGATTGGTAAGCAATACCAATAAAGAGCAATCCAAATACCGCAAACATTAGCATTACAAAACCTTGAAACATGGTTGATGAATTTAAATAGCCGTAATGTTCAATAAATGCCGATCCACCGTACAAACTGACTGTTACACTACATACAAATTTTGTTATTACCCCTGCTGTAACTTGTATTTTTCCGTTCTTATCAATATCCCCACTTAATACAAGTGCAAGAATTGCCCCGATAACCGCTGGAAAGATTTTTAATACCCATGGAATTGCATTTTCCTGCATGATTTCACCTAATTTTTGATAATAAAAAAACCTTAGCTCATTTAAAGCTAAGGCTTATGTTGTTCTGTTGAGCGTTTTAACTCAGCTTGATAGTAGCTTGACCATAACCATTGATGACCGAACATAGCAGACCACCATCACTAACAATTTCACTGTGCAGTGTGAAGTTTGCATTAGCATCAACTACAGTTGCAGACTTGCCGTTGAACACGTCTAAACTTGGTAGTTTAAGCATTGATGCGCTCTGATGAATATCTAAGACAACGTAAATATCGCCATTATCTTCATACCACCCATAAACCGTAGCTTCAGGCAATACCGCAGCGTTATACACCAAACGATAGGATACGTTATTGATCACAGTACCGGATGGCATTAAACCATTTGGCTGAGCTGCATAAACGTTTGCTGTGAGAGCCTTCGGATACATTTTTCGTGTTGTGTGCACAAAGCCTGCATCATTGGTCGCTTGTCGAACACTTGGTTTGCTAATTCCTCGTGCTAAGCTGTAACCAACCACATGACCAAACTCTTTAGTCGAACCATTCTTAACGATCTGTGCCATTCGATCAGGCGGATTGATTGCATCTGTCCAATTCGCTTTCAAGAAATTTATGCTGTCAATCGTTGTTGTAATGTCTTCAACATTTGCAAAGTTCCATGTCTTTGATGGCCCAACAATCGGTCCAGTCTTATTGACATATTGAAGCAATGTTTTTCCTGTGAAATTTGCAACCATTGCTTGTGTGAATCCAGCAAATGTAAAGTTCAATGCTGACTTAGATACAAGTTGAGTGTTTACAACACATGCCCCATTAAATGAGTAGCGATAATTCACTGCTACTCCCATATCAGAAGCAATTGCATTATTGCTAAGCGGTTGCTCTGTTGTTGTGCCTGTGTGTGATTGCAAATAACTTAAAATTGCAGGAGGATTCATCACATCATAAGTG